ATCTTGGCTGGCATGTTCTTATTTGATGAGAAAAAAATCCTTATTATGTCCTCTAATCGCAGCATGGCATTAGCTACTTTTAGAGAAGTGGCCTATGCGATCGAAGGCAGCCCAGAACTTAAAAAGCAGATCAAGGCGATCCGGTATGCCAATGGCACGGAGTCAATCGAGCTGCTAAACGGCGCACGGCTAGATGTTGTAGCTGCTACCCGTGACGGATCGCGTGGCCGTACAGCTGATCTGCTATTTATCGATGAAGTACGCGAGATTACCGAGGAAGGATACGCCGCTGCCCTACCGACTACCCGCGCACGGGCTAATGCGCAAACACTAATGTGCAGCAATAGTGGCGATGCGTTTTCCATAGTTTTAAATTCGCTGCGTGAACGCGCCTTGGCTAATTCATCTAAGAGCTTTGGCTATTACGAGTACAGCGCGCCGCAGTTTGCCAAGATCACCGACCGCCAAGGCTGGATAGCCGCCAATCCTGCACTTGGCCACACCATCACGATCGAGTCCATTGAGGAAGCTCTTAATACGCAATCGGTCGAGCAGTTTAGAACTGAAACTCTTTGCCAATGGATCGACAGCCTGCAATCGCCTTGGCCATACGGATCGATCGAGGCAACCAGCGATGCCGCCCTAAAGATGTCCCCGGGGCCGCTTACAGTTTTTGCCTTTGACGTATCCCCGAGCCGTAGAGATGCAAGCCTTGTTATGGGGCAGCTGCTACCCGATGGCCGCGTAGGCGTGGCTGTATTGGAAACCTATAACAACCAGGTAGCCGTAGATGAGCTAAAGATCGCAGCTAGTATTAAAGGCTGGTGCGATATGTACTACCCGCGCACAGTTTGCTTTGACAAATACACTACGGCCTCAATAGCCAAACGGCTAGAACTATCAGGCGTTGCAGTTCGCGATGTATCGGGTGCTGAGTTCTATACAGCTTGTAGCGATCTACACGATGCCCTAAGTAACGGCCGCCTAGCCCATAGCGGCCAAGAATTGCTAGTGCAGCATATGAATAACAGCGCAGCTAAGATTAACGATAGTGCCTGGCGTATCGTGCGCCGCAAGTCTGCTGGCCCTGTAGATATTGCTATCGGCCTTGCTATGGTGATCCATATACTTGCCCAGCCCGTACAAGAAGCCAAGATATACGCCTAGCGACACGCCGAACAGAATCGGTAATGTGCTTGACAATTTGAGAAAATCCCACTTATGGGATTACTGGAAACTTTAGGGTTAAAAGCTAAGGCAGAAGTTACTGCCCAATATGCCCCTGCCATTATGGATAGCACATACGGCGCAGGCATGTACAGCTATAACAGCGGCCTATCTAATTATGGTTATGGCGTTGCTGTTGATCGCAATTTAGCACTCCAGGTTGCAAGTGTTAGTCGCTGCCGCAATTTAATTGCAGGCGTTATATCAAGCATTGAACTAGGACTATACAAAAAATCTACAGGTAAAAAATTAGAAAGCCCGGTATGGCTAGAGCAACCAGATATACGCCAGCCGCTTAGCGTTACCTTGGCCTACACAGTAGATGCTTTACTATTTTACGGCGTTGGTTATTGGCGCGTTACATCACTTTACGCAGACGATGGCCGCCCATCAGGTTTTGAATTTATCCCAAATACTCGCGTTACTGTAACTACAAATCAGTACGGCGATGAAGTCGAATACTATTCTGTAAATGGAGTTCGTGTACCGATGGGCGGAATTGGGAGTTTAGTTACATTTCAATCGCTACTGCCTGGCGTATTACAAACTGGCGGCCGCACTATTCAAGCTGCGTTAGATATTCAAAAGGCTGCAGCAGTTGCAGCTGCTACGCCAATGGCAACCACAATTCTTAAAAATACTGGTGCGGATCTACCAGAGGCGCAGATCCAAGGCTTACTAGCTGCCTGGAAATCAGCGCGTACTAATCGCAGTACCGCATATTTAACCAGCACTTTAGAGGCGCAAAATTTAGGTTTTAGTCCTAAAGATATGACATACAACGAAAGTAGCCAATACCTTGCTACTGAAATAGCGCGTTTAATGAACGTGCCTGCGTATTACATAAGTGCAGATATGAACAATTCGATGACGTACCAAAATATTTTAGATGGCCGTAAAGAATTCGTGGCTTATTCATTACAGCCATTTATTAGCGCGATCGAAAATCGTTTAAGCATGGATGACATAACTGCGCATGGTAATCGTGTGCGTTTTGCTGTTGATGAAACTTTCTTACGCGCAGACACTATGGCGCGACTAGATGCAATAGAGAAAATGTTAAACCTAGGTTTGATAGATGTAGCGCAAGCGCAATCTATGGAACAGCTAACACCTAATGGATCAGGAGATACTACAAATGTTGCACTTAACGTTTAATAACGCGATTGAGGCGGCAGATGGTGAACGCCGTGTTATTTCAGGAAAAATTGCGCCATATAACGAAGTCGGTTACACATCAGCTGGCCCTGTTGTATTTGCACAAGGATCGATTGCAATCGAGGATGAAACTCGTGTCAAGCTATTGATGCAACATCAAAGTACCCAACCCGTTGGGCGCATGATGGCCAATAGTGTTAAAGATAATTCCGATGGCATGTATGCATCGTTCAAAATTTCAAGTAGCAGCCGGGGACAGGACGCTATCTTGTTGGCGCAGGAAAATTTGGTATCTGGCTTATCCGTAGGCGTGGATGTATCCGCGTCTAAGCAGATGAAAAATTACCTGTTAGTTACTGCGGCTGTCCTAAAAGAGGTCAGCCTTGTTGAGGCTGCGGCCTTCGAAACGGCCGCAGTTTCTGATATTAGTGCGGCTAAAGCCGAACTAGAAGCAGCAAGTACGAAAACAACAATCATCCATACAGAGATGGTTGAAACCGAAACCGAAACCGAAACCGAAAGCGAGGCAGCTGTGACTACAGCCCCTATTGATACACCGGATGTACCGGCAGAAAAACCAGTCGAGGCTGCACCAGTTCAAGCAGCTCGCCAGATTATTCGCCCATCCGTATTAGACAGCCAGACAGTACGCACACCGATCACATCTATGGGCAAGTACACAGAGCATAAGATTCAGGCTGCTTTAGGCAACCAAGATTCTATGCTTTACATTACTGCTGCAGATGATGCCTTTACAAATAATACAGCGTTCAATCCGACACAATACCTAAGCGAGTTCGTTACTAACACACGTTTCGGTACACCAACTATTGATGCATGTAGCCAAGGCGTTCTGCCACCAACTGGTATGACAATTAACGTGCCTTCACTTGTGACATCTGCAGGCGGCGGTACAGGCGTAGCACCTCTTGTAACAGTCGAGGCCGAAGCAGGCAACGTACAAAATACAGGTATGGAAACCTCTTACCTAAGCGGAACTGTACAAAAATATTCAGGCATGAATACGCTATCTGTAGAATTGTTAGAAAGAGCTGGATACCCTGGCTTTTATGACGAGCTTACAACACAGCTACAAAATGCTTATTTAACAGCTATTGATACAGCTGCACTAACAGCATTACAAGCAGCAGGTACATTTGGAACTGCAACAACAGGCGACAGCGCAGGCATTATTGCTTATTCATCAGAAGCTGCATCTGCTGTTTACAAAAATACAGGTTACTTTGCACAAAACTACATTGGAAACCCAGCGCAGTACCAGGCACTATTAGGTGCTGTTGATACAACTGGTCGCCCAATTTATTCAGCAAATATGCCAATGAACGCAGCAGGCCAGGTTGCACCTTCATCAATTCGCGGAAGTGTGCTGGGCTTGGATCTGTTCGTGGATAAAAATTTCACACAAACTGCGTTTGATGATAACTCAGCTGTAATCCTTGCACCAGAAGCATTTACTGTTTATCGCGGACCGCAAGCATTTATGTCTGTAAACGTAGTTTCTAACCTTCAGGTTCAGATTGCTATCTACGGCTTTATGGCAACTATTGCAAAAATGCCTAATGGCATTATTAAGTTTGCAAAGCTACCTTAAACAATAACCCTAATAGTCGGTAGGGCATTAGCCCTTTGCCCTACCGACCCCTACTAAGTAAGGAGTACCGATTATGGCAGCTACATATGTAACAGTCGCCGAGCTACGCACAAATCTCGGTATCGGTACTCTTTACTCAGATAGCACTGTCGAGGAGTGCTGCCAAGCCGCACAGGATCAAATTAACAGTTTCCTTTGGTTTGATTCTGCGCCAGTCGTGGGGACTGCATTGGTAAGCAACGTTGCCACAGTAATGTTGGCCAACCCCGGACTATTTACAACAGGCGAAAGCGTGACCATATCCGGGGCTGGCTCGACATTTAACGGCACTTACACAATTACTGCCACGCTACCTTTTAGCACAGGCACTACAAATTTATTGCCTGCATTTAATATGCAGCTAAATTATTATCAACAGCCACGCGGCTATAGCTTTATCCAATATGCCAAGGTTGCAGCCGATGAAAACTTTAGACGCGTAGTGCCATCAGGCGCAGCTGTAGGTGCAGATACAAAGACTGCTACCTACGTCAATACAGCAAGCGTTAGACAAGCTGCGATGATGTTGGCAACAGATATTTGGCAGGCCAGGCAGGTCAGCTCGACAGGTGGAGTAAGCCCAGACGGCTTAAATTTTAATCCTTATCGCATGGGCAACAGCATGATAGGCAAGGTACGCGGCCTACTAGCCCCGTACATGAGTCCGAATAGCATGGTGGGGTAAATGCCTACCGCTGCCATTACCACGCTGCGTAGCACCATCGCAACGGCTTTAACCAATGCTGGAGTCTGGTCGGTATTTAGTTACCCACCCGCCACAATATTGGCCAACAGCTGCGTAGTAATACCGGCAGATCCATATTTAACACCTAGCAATAACAGTTACATAACTATTTCGCCTATGGCTAATTTTAAGATTCTGCTAACTGTGCCGATGTTTGATAACCAAGGCAACCTGCAGGGCATTGAGGATTTTATTGTTGCAGCCTATACAAAACTAGCTGCATCAAACCTTGTATTTAATATAACTAGCGTTAGCGCGCCTGGCGTATTAAATGCTGATAGCGGCGATCTACTAACTGCCGAATTTAATATATCCATACTAACGAGCTGGAGTTAAACCATGAGTAACGAAACTGATCTAGCTTGGCTAATTAAAGTTGGCCAAGTAAAAGAAAACGCAGCACCACCTAAAGCCACTACTAAAACAGACGAGGAATAAACAAAATGGCAATTTATCTAAATAATAAGGTTGGCGTTAAACTTGCCACAGCGGCCGCGCCAACAGTACCTAGCATTGACATCTCAAGTTATGTTACATCTTGTACACTTACTCAAACTTTTGACGAGCTTGAAGTAACAGCTATGGGCGATGTAGCACATAAGTATGTAGCAGGTTTGCAAGCTGCGACTTTTCAAATTGATTTTCTAAATGACTGGGCAGCATCTCAAGTTATGCAGACACTAAATGCAGCAGTAGGTACAACACTAGCTGTATCAATGATTACTGTAAAAGGTACTGCTGTAGGTGCTGATAATCCTTCATACCAATTTTCTATTTTGGTAAATAACTTAACACCAGTTGCAGGCGCGGTTGGCGATGAAGCCATGTCAAGCCTGTCATTTACTGTTAATACTGCACTAACAGTGTCACCATCGGTTGCGTTCTAATCTAACTACGAAAGGGCAAAAAAATGGCAAAACTCAAAATAACAAGGGCAACGGGCGAGGTTACTGAGCATCAGATAACTCCGTCTATCGAGTATGCCTTTGAACTACATAAAGGCAAAGGATTTCACAAATGCTTTGCCGAGGATTCTAAGCAATCGGACGTGTTCTGGTTGGCTTGGGAGTGTTTGAAACGCGCAACAGTTACAGTTCCATTATTTGGCGCAGAGTTCGTAGAGATGCTCGCCAAGGTGGAAGTTCTAGACGATGACCCGGAACGATAGGGCGGGATTCGTTTACTTACCTGGTCGCACGGATCAGTTTAGAAACGTCTATACCGCCCAATGATTTATTAGCACTAGATAGCAGGATGTTCAAAGCTTTACTGCAAGCTATGAAAGATCGGAATAAGGAGATTAAAAATGCCAGTAACAGTAAAAGGCGGCATTGAACTCCGTAAAGCCCTAAAAAAATTTACGCCCGATCTAGCTAAAGAAACACAGAAAGAAATGGCTAGTTTATTAAAACCTGTAGTGTCTAAGGCTCGCGGCTTTATCCCATCCCAAGCCCCGTTATCGGGTTGGGGTAAAGCATCGGGTAACACTAGATGGGTATGGGATGGTAGAGCTGCTAAAGGCGGCATAGGTTACAAAACCACACCTAGCAAAGTAAACCGATCAGGTTTTAGATCATTATCTAGAATTGTAAATGCATCGATGTCTGGCGCAATCTATGAAACTGCTGGCCGTGTTCACCCTAATGGCCGTGAGCAGGGATCATCATTTATTGTTCAACGCCCAGGCTATAACCAAGGTGCAAATATTGTAGCTAATGGCCCTGGTCAAGGCCGCAGCCGTAACCCGCAAGCAGGATCAATATTTATACAGGCTATTAACCAGTACGGCTTAATCGTAGATGCTAATAATCAAACAGGTGCAGGCCGTAGATCACGCAAGATGAAAGGCCGTGCAATCTTTCGTGCGTGGAAAGATGACGGCGGCAAGACTAACGCAGCTGTTATTAAAGCCATCGAGGAAGCCCGGGATAAGTTTAACGCGGCTGTGGGGTATAACTAATGGCCATTGATCCATCAGTAAAGATAGATATAGCCGCCGAGTTCACGGGCAAAAAAGCCTTTGATAAGGCAGACAAATCCACAGCTAAATTAACTAAGAGTGTTAAAACCTTAGCTAAAGGATTCTTAGGCGTATTTGCTATTCAGAAATTAGTGTCTTACAGCAAGGCTGCTGTTAAAGCGTTTGCCGAGGATGATGCCGCAGCTAAAAGTTTAGGCATGACATTAAAAAACCTTGGCCTTGCCTATGGTGCAAACGTTGGTACAGTCAATGGCTTTATCAATCGGCTTGAAGCCCAGACAGGCGTACTCGATGATGAACTGCGCCCAGCTATGGATCGCTTACTGCGCGCCACAGGTGACGTAGCAAAATCTCAAGAACTATTAAACCTATCTTTAGATATTGCAGCCGGTACTGGTAAAAGCGTTACCCAGGTATCACAAAGCCTACAAAAGGCTTACCTAGGGCAGACTGCTGCTATCGGACGTTTAGGCGTAGGTATATCTAAAGCCGAATTAGCAACAGGTAATTTTGAGGATATACAGAAAAAACTCAATCTATTATTTGCTGGCCAAGCTGCTAGTGCTGCCGATACTTATCAGGGTTCATTAAATAAATTAACAGTAGCCGGTAACAATGCTAAAGAAACTATCGGTAAAGGTTTAGTAGATGCTTTAGGTATTTTAAGTGGCGCGGGCACTATTGACCCAACAGTTTCAGCAATAGATAGAATTGCTAATTCGATGGCAAATGCTGCTAAAGAAACTGCCAAATTTATTAAAGTGAATCAAACCTTATTTAGTGATTTAAGTTTCTTTAAAAATGATGCCACTATTGCCAAAGCCTTACGCGTTAAAATGGGTACAGGCTTTACAACGCCTATGACTATTAGCAGCCAAGATACTCAAAGAGCAGATAATGCTGCTGCTGCTAAAGCTAAAGCCCTTGCCGATGCCAAGATTAAGGCAGATAAATTAGCCGCAGCTAATAAGATTAAGGCCGATAAACTAGCAGCTGCCAATAAAGCAAAACTAGATAAAGCCGCTGCTGTATTTGAGATACAAAAAATTCAAATAGCTGCAGCCCTAAAGGGCAAGATAACCGAGGAAGAAAAAACTCGCTTACTACTCATGCAGGCTATTGAGGATGGCAACGCCGATAAGGCCGAGGCGTTAGCTAAAAAGTTAGAGGATATTCAAAAACAAAATGCCAAGATTGCTGCCGATCTTTTAGCAATTAGTGAGGCTAAAGACCCATTTTCTACATGGGCTGCCAGTTTACTTTCTGCTTACAATGAACTAAACAGGCTAAAGGGCGGCATGTTAATGATTCCGGGGGTTACTTTTAATCCTGGTCAAAATAAAGATCGCAATTATGATTTAGGTCAAGGCTCAGGTGGCGGCGGTGCTGGCACTGGCGGTGCAGGCGGCGGTGCAGCCGTTGAGGATGTTATCGAAAGCATCTTTGCAGAGGATGACACTATTGAGGCTATTTTAGAAAAGGTAGAAAATGTTGCTGCCGATGCCGCAGCTGCCGCTGAAGCTGCCGCTGCATCTGTATCAGAGTCACAAGCTGTTGTAGATTTCTTAGCACAGGCTGTTACCAATAATGACCCTGTTGCTGGAGTAAATTTTAATCCTGGTCAAAGTAGAGATCGTAATTATGATGCTGGATATAGTAACCAAGCCCCGTCTATTACTATCAATATCGAAGGCAACGTATTAGATGGCGATGATTTTACTAACAAAGTAAACGATGCGCTACTAAATGCTAATAGGCAGGGTTTGCCACGCATAGCTGCCGGATCTTTATTGGAACTTCCTTAATGACAGTTCCAGTTATTAACGCGGTCATTAACTTTTCTACTGGCCCTAGTTTCGCACAGGCATTTATTATTGGCGAAGGCATACTAGGTACTAACGTATTGGCAGACTCAGCTGCAGTTATCGTAGATGTAAGTGATGTAGTAGATAGCGTAAGCATTAAGCGCGGCCGTAATGCTCAGGCAGATGAGTTCCAGACAGGTACGTTAACCCTGCGCATCGTGGATCAGTTAGGTGCGTTCAACAGCCAGAACCCTAGCAGCCCTTATTTTGGCCTGCTTGATCCAATGCGTAAAGTATCTATATCGGCTACCTATAGCGGCACTACCTACCCAATGTTCTCAGGGTTTATTACTAGCTACACAACCACTACGCCTAAGAACGCTAACGATGTTGTCTATACAACCATCCAAGCCGTAGATGCCCTAAGACTGGCTCAAAATGCCCAGATCAGTACAGTTACAGGTGCGACT